TACTTGAAAAGAAATTGAAATCTAAGAAACTAGCTGCGGTATAAGTAGCTAGTTTTTATAAACATAGTTAAATATGATACCAGTAGATAGTTTATTATACAAAATAGATCAAAAACTAAATAAACTATCAACTAACGAGCACCAACAGATTGCATTAGAAGACAAAATCTTAAGCTTGAATGAAGCTCAGATTAAGTTGATAAAACAAAAAGTTGATGGTTTTAGTGTTCCTAGCCGATTAGGTTATGACTCTTTTAAGAAAAGGTATGAGGATTTACAGAATCTAGTTGTAGATTTTACAAATCAACCATTACCGTTAGTGGAATCTAACAAAGAATTACATCAATGGGATGCTGACTTAACTGTACTTAAACCTAAGTATATGTTTTATGTAGACAGTTATGTACTAGCAAACAAAGGTAGATGCAAAGATCGGATAATATGGATTAATAAAGATCTTAGTAAACATGGAGACTTATCTCTTTTACTAAACAATGATCATTATAAACCAAGTTTTGAGTATCAAGAAACTCTGAATGGAATATCTTCCTCTGCAATAAGTGTATACACTGATGGTACATTTACCCCCACAACTATACAAATTATGTACATGAGATATCCTGTCTATATAAATAAGGCAGGATACATCATGTTAGATGGAACTCCATCAACTAACGTAAATTGTGAACTAGAACTATATCTAGAGGATGAGATTGTAGATTTAACAGTTCAGAATCTAGCTATGTACACAGAGAATGCTGCTGCTGTACAAAGTGCCCAATTTAGAATACAAACAAATGAATAATAATATAACCCTTAAACACAATAAATTATGAGTACATTCGCGTTAACCACGTTATTCGTGGTGCCAGTAGGTCAGACAGCTCTGCCTAGCACTGGTTCGACTCAAGACCTTACAAAAGGTCAAGTAGGATTTTACAAAAGTGATTATGCTGTAGCAACTGCTGCAAACATAGCTGCTTCTCCGTATTTTTACGTAGCACAAGGTAGAGAAAACACCTACCTTCAAGGATCTAAAAGATCTGACAAAATTAAAGGCTGCCCATCTGGGTCAGGCTGTAACTCTAACGTAACTGAGTGGTATAAAGCTTCTGGGTGTTCCCAAGCTGCTAACCAGATTACTGACGTTACAGACTTTAAAGTAGGATGTGGTGAGATAGTCACATTAACATTACGTGCTTTTTCTTCTTACATTAATACTTTATACTTCAACGGATTTACACGTTCAGTAACTGTTAACGCTCCATGTTGTGAGTGTGGTGGTGATGTGTGTACTGATGTAGATGTTAATGCATTAATCAATTCACTTATCGTTAAGTTAGAGCAATCTGCTCCTGGCGATAATCCAGACAACGTATCTTTCAAAAGTTTCTTTACATTTGAAAACGTTGGTGGAACAAAATTAAGAATACATGGTAAACCATTAACTAAATATGGACAACCTTGTGATGTTGCTGCATTCCCATTTGAATATGACAGAATGTATTTCAACGCATTTATTTATGATGGACCAGCTACAACTGCTGACTTTATCGTTGCTGATGCTTGTAACATTGTTGCTACATCTTCTATAATCCAAAATGCTACTTATCCTTCTGGATTAGCTGCTGAATGGAAACAAGCAGAAATCAATTACTATAGCTACCAAGCTGGGTATTTAAAATCTCTATACAGAATGGGAGGATACAATGAGAACTTTGAGTCTTATGTAACTGACGGAGTTGTATATGATAGCTACTATATCAGATTCAATGAATATGATAGAGGTGCATATCAATGGGGTGATTTTATCCATCAAGATTCTATCGTAATGATAGCCGTACCTAATGCTGACACTGATGGTGGAAGTGGTATAGCTGCTGACGTAGAAGCTGTTTTAGTTGCTGCTCTTGGTGCTGTTGTTGATAATAATACTTGTATTACAACTACAACTACTACAACTGCTGCATAAGGAATAAACTACCTAATACAATACTAACCTAATCTAATACCAGAGAGGCGAGGATAACGCTCAATCCTCTGGTATTTTTTTTTAAATAAAACTTATGGCAGCCAATTTTCAGTTAGATCTTATTGTCCCTCCTAGCTATAGTGTAAATTTACTTGCTGTTACAGATGCGTCTATCTATCCAGATGACCCACCTCTTGTATCATCACCAAGTATTGAAATTCAGGTCCCAACATTTGGAACCAAGATATTACCTTTTGTACCTTTAGAGACAAACATTTTTGCATCAGATACTTTAGGTATTACTGAAGCTGGATGTAAACAAGCACTACCAGATGGTATTTACCATTTGAAGTATTCTGTTGCACCTGCATATCTAAATTATGTTGAGAAAACAATCATGCGTATAGACAAACTTCAAGAAAAGTTTGATAGTGCATTTTTAAAACTTAATATGATGGAATGTGCAAGTGAATTAAGAACACAATCAAGTGTAACATTAAATACAATTAATTTCTTTATTCAAGGCTCTTTAGCAGCTGCTAATAATTGTGCTGAGAAAGAAGCATTAACACTATACAATCAAGCTAGTGATATGCTTGATACATTTATAAAATCAAACTGTGGTTGTACAGGAAACAACTATAGAGTAAACTTCAGATAATTATGGCCCAGTGTGCAGGATGTGGAACTAAGGTGGGATGTGCGTGCAGATTAAATAATGGTCTATGTGCCAGCTGTCGAGCTAAATTAAAAGAAAAGCAAGGTAAAAAGTAAGATATATGTTATCACCAAAATTAACCAATTGCAAAGGATGTGCAGACATTCCTGATTTACTTAGAAGAATAGACTGTAAATTAGCAGAGCTAGGTAACAACTTATACAACAATGTTGTATTTATGTTGAATAGACCCATAGCGGTTACTGATATATCACAACTTTTAGTATACAAACGTGTACTAATGTTTAGATATTGTGATACACATTATGCAACTAGATGCCCAGAGATAAGTACAGAGGATATTGCTAGCAAGGTTATTCGTCTTACTGCTGGTTGTGTTTCATTATGTAATGAACCAACAGTATGTGAGATAACTACATGTGCTATTAAACCATGTCCTAATCCTACAACTACTACTACTAGTACATCTAGTACAAGTACAACTAGTACAACCTCTACAAGTAGTACAACAACAAGTACAACAACAATTAACTGTAACTTTACTGGTGTAATTGATTGTAGTATTACAACAACAACAACCACTACACCTCCTCCTACTACTACAACAACAACCAGTTATTTCCCAGATGCATTTGGTATACCATGTTTATGGTCTACTAATGGAGGCAATCCAGGAAATCTAGCTGTATATAACTTTGATACTAATACGGCTACTGAAGTATTAGTTCCTAATGACTTTACTACTACAGTAGGTATTGAAAGACCTATATGTGCTACAGAAGATAAATTATGGTTAGCTAGTGTACTTGATCAAGGATCTAATTCAAATCATAATGACGATGTTGTATATATTAGAGAGTGGAATATAGATGGAACTACACCAAATGCTCCTACACTAACTTATGTAAGAGAAATAACAGTTTTAATAGGACAATACTCAGGAGCTAATCTTGGAGGTACAGCTGTGCAGGCTATGACTGCTATAAGTAATGATAGACTTATTATTGGAACAGGTAATCTAGATGGACAACCCTCAGGTACTGGTGGAAGTGGTAGTATATATGTTCAAGAATTTAATATTGCTTCTGGAGGAAATATTACAATTTCCGGAAATGATATGTCTTCTAGCTGGGCAGCTGCTGGACAACCTAATGCAGCTAAATTGAGTAATCTTACTTATACAAACTCAGGGCAACTTGTATTAGGATATAGAACAGATCTTCGTCCTGATGGATCTGGTTCAGCAGGTAATGTAGGTAACTACTTAAGAGTATTCCCTACAACTCCATCTGATCCTGACTTTTCTATAAATAATACGGCAATTCAAATTATAAAACTTCAGGAACAAGGATATCCAGAATTTACAAATACTTATGTAGGACCAAAAGATGCACCTTTCTGGGGTGTAAATGGATTAGCACAAGTATTACAACCAGAAACTCTGAATGTATATACTCTAGATCAGTTACCTCAGCAAACTTTTCCTGGAGGATATCAATTATCATTGACTACTAATGTAAGTAGTTCTAATGATTGGTTAAGTTCAGCTACAAATTGTTCTAATATTGAATTTAGTATACTTGACTCTCCTGACTGTGGTCTTACTTATTTCCCTCCATTCTTTGAACTTGGTAGTCAGACTTATCTTGGACCTCAGACATTCCAATATGCTGGAATGACATGTACAGCAAGTCTATCTAATACTTTAACTTCTGTTAGGACTGGTCTACCATCTAATATTGGTATGGAGTTTTTAGGATGTAGTGGACTTGTGAAACCACAATATCCTGGGGTTGGAGTAACTAAAAGTGTTATTGTACAAGGTAATGACTTTAGTATTACAATAGATTTCCCTCAACCAGTTAATAATATTCCAATTAGAGCTGGTGTTTTAAATAGTACTACAGATGGTACAGGAGGAGATGTATACTACGTAGATACTAATGGTGGACCTGTAACACTTTCTATAAATCAAGGATGTTTTGCTCAAGTTAATGGTAACAGACTATTTGGTGGAGTAGCAAATCCTCCAGGAGAACCAGATGCATATAGCAATGAAGGAGATGGAGAGTTTAAAGTTACTTCTACCAATAGCTTTACTTCTATGACAATATATGGTAATGCACCAACTGGTGGACCATTGTTCTTAGGATGTCCTCCAATAAATTGTGACAACATGTTCTTTATAGAACAAGGAGGTTCTTCTTGTAATGCTCCTGAAAATGCTGGACTTTGTCCAATACCACCAGTTGTTCCAATAAATCAAACTTCATTTACTAAAATGTATGTTTGGAATAAATTAACAGATGTGTGTACAGAAGTACCAACTCCAGTAGGTGAAGGATTTGCTTCTGGTGATACTGGAATAGGAGATAATATAATTGTAATGTCTTCTAACATTAACACCTCCAGTACCTTTAAAGAAGCCTTTATAAAATATACATACGATAATGTAAATGACGTTCCTGGCAACCTACAGTGGGATGGAGTACAATATGAGTTACCTACTGTCTGGAAAGATTATAACAATAATTCATTTATTCCAAATCTTGAGGTAATTGATGATCAAACAATAGGTGTAATAGTAACTACAAGTGTTGCTGCACCAGAATATAGAGAATCTAAATTCTTAGTTTGTACATTCCCTACAACTGGTACAGAAATGATAGTTGAAGAGAAATTTACTCTTTCAGCAGGACATATAGGATCTGGAGATATAGTAGTAACATATAAAGTAGATGGTGTAACACCGAACAAAGTTCTAGTGTTAGGAGGAGTAGATGTATTTGTAAATGATAATAATTTTCTAGATAGCATACTTGCAGTTCAACAATATGACTATGATACAGGAGTTCTAGAAGTAACTACAAGAAGAGATGACTTTGGAGTTGATCCAACAATGGGTGGTGCATACTTAGCTATAGTGGATGGAGAACTTTATGCAGGAGCTAACTTGGCATGTAAGATATCTTTTACTGCTCCATATGCGTGGACTCAACTAAATGCTAATGAGAGATCATGTCCTGCTGGTGGAGCTGGTACATTACCTGGATGTAGAAAAAGTGATGGGTTTATTATAGATCCTAATGTAACCACTACTACAACTAGTAGCACAACAACGATAATACCATCTGGTGTAAGAACAATATTCACTAAATTTTATCCTATTGTAACTAATAATTGATTATGAGATTAACGCAACACATATTAGATAAGATTGAAGAATTGAGATTACAATATCCCAATGCTACATCTATTGGATTTGGAAAGAAACAATCTAATGGTGTAGAAACTGGTGAGTTTGCTATTATAGTGGGAGTAAAAGAAAAGAAAGATACTTCTTTAATTCCTGCAAATGAGTTGCTTCCAGTTGAGGTTATTGTAAGTAATCAAAGCTTAAAAACAGATGTAGTAGAAGTATATGAAAACTTTGTATTAGGAACATGTTCTTCTAGTTGTGGTAACATAAATCCTGGAACAAACAATGCAGCTAATAGAGCTACTGTAAGACCTATTCAAGGAGGAACTTCCATGTCTAGTAGAAACAATAATACTACAGTGGGAACTTTGGGAGGTATAGTACGTCATACAGATAGTGGGTGTACAGTGGGATTAACAAACAATCATGTTAGTATAAGTGATGCATTCTTTACAACTGCTAGAGATTCAAACGGTATTCTAGAAAATGATTATGATCCAGTAAACCGAGTTTATCAAAATGGAGAACAAGGAAGTTCTACTCCTACTTCATTAAACTTTGGAGTAAGTCTAAGATATGTTCCTATACATCCTTTAAGTACAGGATTAGTAAATCAGGTAGATGCAGCTATATTTTCTATTGATGAGAGTGCATTTTCAATATCACAGTCCTGGAATCAAGTAGGGCTAGAATCTATACTTGGAAACAACGCTCCACCTTTTGCAAGTACTACTGAACTAGATAATTTACTTGCTACTAATCCTCGTGTTTACAGTTCTGGAAGAACAACTGGAGCAAAAGGATTTACTCCTGATTGTCCTATGACAATACATCAAACAGGTGTTACTATTAACTTAGAATATAAACTACAAGGAGTAGGTACGTTATGTCAATTTAGCAGATCTATTTCATTTATAAAACCAACTCAAGAAGAACCCAATGCTCAAAACCCTAGTTCAGTTTGTCCTAATCCTATATTTAGTGGTGACTCAGGATCTTTCTTACTAGCAGATATAAATGGAACTATCAAGATAATAGGAATATGTTATGCTGGTAGTGCGAATGCTTCAGGTGTATCTATTATAGGTTATGCATGTAGAATAGATGATGTAGCAACACAATTAGGAATAGAACAATATGTAGATACAGCAACAAATGCTGGAGTAATGGTAGATCCAGGTACTATTGAATATATAACTGTACCAGGTCAAAGTGATGAAAAGTTTATTTTATGTGAAAACGAAGAATACTGGCAAGTAGGATTTACAGGTAGTTTATTAAATAACTGTGTTGCTGAAACAACTACTACTAGCACATCTACGAGCACTTCTAGTACTACAACTACAACAACTACACCTGTACCTACTACAACTACAACAACTACCCCTGTGCCTACTACCACTACTACAAGTAGTTCTACTAGCACAAGTACCTCTACTAGTACATCAACTAGTACCAGTACAAGCACATCAACTAGTACAAGTACAAGTACCAGTACGTCAACTAGTACCAGTACGTCTACTACTAGTACCAGCACTTCTACTAGTACAACAACCAGCACTACTACTTTAACACCAACTACTACAACTACTACTACAACCGAAAAGATCTTTAATTTGGACTGGAGTATAGCTGGAAGTCCTCAACCGGAGTTTAGTGGTGGTACACTTATAATATTAAAAAATAGTATTGAAGTTCTTAATGAAACTATAGATTCAACAACTCCTTCTAAGAGTGGGGTGATAACATATATTAATGGTGACTCTTTTAATTTCAAACAGGTTACTACCAATTCAAGTGGTGGTACTTTATCAATTGATCATCAGAGAAGTGGTACTCCTTCTGCAAGTATTCCTACACTTCCTGAAACTCAATTTGTAACTACTGGTAATTCGTTCCAATCAACTAGTACTGCTACTCTCGGAGCTTTTGATTCTACAGTGGCTTTTACATCGATTTCTACTGTGGCAGTTAATGGATCAGTAACTGTAAATTATGCAGATGCCGGAAATCAGAGTTTCTATTCAATTATAACAAACCAATCTGGAACCCAGGTATTCTTAGCAGTATCTGATCCTATAGATAATGGTACTACAGCTGTAAACTTTATAGTTGGTGATCAATACGAAATAGAAACTTATTATGAAGCTACACAACCTGGTCCTCAAAGAACTATTACTCAATCTGGATCTGGAGCAGGAATGTCTCCATTTGCTGATAGTCTAACAGGTAATGTTAACACTATAATAGGTCCTAATACTAGTACTTTTACCCCAACGACAGATTCTTCTGCTATAATAATTAGTATAAATCAAAATTAAACAAATAAAATAATAAAATTATGTCAACACAAAATTGCTCAAATTGTTACAACGGCTGTACTGAAATTACTTCAGACAAGTGCGTTAAATATACAGGAGTAGATGTACCTATATTAGGAATAAAGAATGGAGATTCTTTATCTTTTGTAGAACAAGCTCTTATTACTTTTTTAGGTGCTGCTTTAGATGGCACAGGAATACTTCCTGTAGTTCCTGCATCAGATATATGTCCTGTAGTACAGGCTAATCTAGATGATTGTAATCCTCTATCCTTAAATAAT